AATACACAAGAAGAATACTAATGGCTACAGCATTATTTATAAAAAGAGAGGACTTAGTAAAGAATACAGCTCTATCTGGGTCAGTAGATACTGATAAGTTTATTCAATTCATTAAGCTCGCACAAGAGATACATATTAGAAACTATCTAGGTTCAGATTTATATGATAGAATAAGTGCGGATATAATTGCAAATACATTGACTGGTAATTATCTGTCTTTAGTTAATGACTATATACAAGATATGCTTATACATTATGCAATGGCTGAGTACTTACCTTTTGCAGCTTACACTATATCTAATGGAGGAGTATATAAACATAATTCTGAAAACAGTCAAATTGCCAGTAAATCTGAAGTAGATATACTAATATCAAAGGAGCGTAATTATGCGGAATACTATACTAATCGGTTTGTAGATTATATGAGTTTTAATGCCTCATCTAAATTTCCTGAATACTACAGTAATAATAACGAGGAGATATACCCTGACAAAGACGTAAATTCTATAGGATGGGTTTTAAATCTAATCACCTTTCTATCTTTAGGATTGTAATATGAAGAAAAAAAGAATAAGCACTTATAAGCCGAAGCAAAAGAACGAAATAAGGCTATCCAGTTACTTAATAAAGAAAAAAGATGAGCTGGGGAAAAATATACGAGACTAGTTATTGGGGTTGTTATCCAACTTTTTTAAATATAGGTTTTAATAAAATTAACGCTATTAGTTCTTGTATATCAGAATATATAGCTGCTTTTGTAACCAACTCTAACGTAAGTATAGATTCAGTATTACAAACAATAGACAGAACAGAATTTTAAATATAAAACATGGCATCACAAAATTTAAACGTAGGAACAAGTGCAAACTCTAATGATGGGGACACTCTAAGAGCAGCCTTTATCAAATTAAAGAAAATGTTTGCTGAGGTTTACGGTCAAACGTATTCAGAGCAAGGAGACTTATCTGGTACTGACTTTAAGATTAACGAAAGCAAGTTACAGCTTACTGCTTCTGGTACAGCTGCAGATGACGGTAAAGTATTAACCTACGACCATGCTACAGGAGGATTCTCTTGGGAGGATGCATTCACTGGAACTATTGGTGACATTACAGGTATTGTTGCAGGAGACGGTCTAACAGGCTCTTCTTTATCTTCTGGTGACGCTACAATAAACGTAGTTGCTGGTACAGGTATTACAGTAGCTGCAGATTCTGTTTCTCTTGCTACTTCTGTACAAGACGAGATAACTGCAAACACTTTAAAGACTGGCATTACTGCTACACAGGCTTCTGAGATTGCAGCTAATACATTAAAGGTCTCTGACCAAACAGTAACTTTAACTGAAGGAGCAAATGTAACTATTACAGGTACTTATCCTAGTTTCACTATTGCATCGGATGATGTAGTTGGAGCTGTAACTTCTGTAAATGGAGATGCTGGAGTAGTTGTTTTAGATACTGCAGATGTAGCAGAAAATACAAACCTATATTATACTGAAGCTAGAGTAAGTGCAAACACAGATGTGGCAGCAAATACAGCTAAAACAGGTATCACTTCTGCACAAGCTTCAGAGATTACAGCTAACACTCTTAAAGTAGGAATAACAACGGCACAAGCTGGAGAGATTACAGCTAACACTGCTAAGGTAACCAACGCAACACATACAGGTGATGTTACTGGAGACACTGCTTTAACTATTGCAGATAATGTTGTTAACGCAACTAAACTAGATGTAACTGGTGATGGTACTGCTGGTCAGCTTCTACAGTCAGACGGTGACGGCTCAATGACTTGGGTAACTGGTGTAACAGGAGATATCACAAGCATAATTGCTACAGATGGTTTAACAACACCAGATGGAACAGCAGGTGATGTTACGGTTGGTTTAGCTGCAGGTGTTGCAGGTGATGGACTTACATTGACCTCAGGAGTACTAGATGTTAGTGTAGCTACAGGTCAGATAGGAAATAATGCTGTTACTTCTCCTAAGTTAGCAGAATTTGATGACACCTTTACTGCAGGAACTTCTGGAGATATAATCGTATCTAATGGTACTGATTTTATTCATGCAACTATGAGTGGGGATGCCACAATAGTAGCTGGAGGTGCTATTACAATTGCAGACGATGCTGTTGATGCTGATAAGTTAGCAGACTCTATTAATACATTAATATCAAATAACACAGCTAAGACTGGTATCACTACACAGCAAGCAGCAGACATTGTAACTAACTTAGCTAAAACAAGTTTAGAAGATAACGCAGTTGACTACGATAAGCTAGCAGATGAATTTACTACTTCAGCAGCTATTTCAGCGTTAGACGTAGACTTTAGTTCAGCAGCAGTATTTACTAAGACACTATCAGCAACAACTACACTAACCTTTTCTAATGTAGAAACTGGAATGGTTAAAACTTTAGTTATTAGTGGAAATCAATCTTTAGTTCTACCTTCAGGTGTAACAATTTTAAATGGTGCTTACTCAGGTACTGCAACTACAAACGTAATTCAAATAATATCAACTAATGGTAGTACAGAGATGTTCGCTACTATTTCAAATGTATAATATGAAAGCAAGATTAGAATCCGGTAAAATAGTAAAATACTCACAGATACCAGACACTATTGTATCAGGTGGTCAAACTTATGTAAATGCAAAAAAATTAACAGAATCTGAGCAAGAAGGTTTAGGTTTCTTTGATGTTATAGAGCCTGTTTACGATTCAGTAACTCAGGTAGCACATAACCTACATCTTGATAATGCCTATACATATACAGATATTGATGGTAATGAAGCTACTAGAGAAGCTTTTGTTTATGATATAAAAGATAAGACAATTACCACAACATTAACAGAGCTTAAAACAAGTAAAATTAAGGAATTAAAATCTTTAGCCCATAGTAAGTTATTAGTCACTGACTGGTATGTTATAAGAAAAACAGAACACGATGTTGATATTCCTTCTGGCATCCAAACAGAGCGTTTTAATGTAAGGCTAGATGTTCGTAATAAAGAGGTTGAAATAAACGCACTTACTACAAAGGCTTCTGTATTGAGGTATGATATTAACTTCTAAATTACTTAGATGGCAATTAACGAAAGACTTATAGACACACAGGCTGCTGCTTCTGCTCTTGATGATAATAACTTAATATTAGAATTAGATGCAGGTGATGTAGATTCTTATGATGGGGATGGAGATGTTTGGTACGATATACACGACTTTGAATTTACTCCTACTACAAACGTTTCAGAGCATTTTAATACTGTATTATTTCAATCAAACAATCAAGTAGCACAACCCATAACACAAGTAGGGTTTAAACCAGATTTGATATTAGGTAAGACTAGACAAGATGCTGCGAGTTGGGATGTTATTGATTCAGTAAGAGGAGGTGATAAATTTTTAAGTACTGATAGAAATTACGCACAAAGCACAGGCAGCTATATAACTTCGTTTGATATTGATGGATTTACTTTAGGTACTGAAGCAAATTTTAACTATTTCGATAATAGACAATCTGTAGCATTTTGTTTCAAAGCAGGTGGTGCGGCATCGTTAAACGAAGAAGGTACGATAGATTCTCAAGTTAGTGTTAATAATGATTTAGGTTTTAGTATTGCTACATATACAGGAGTAGGCTATCCAGCATCTTCTAACGCTGAAATAGGTCACGGATTAGATTCAGCTCCAGAACTAGTTATAATAAAAGGTATTGGTGGAACTGGTCAGAGTGGTGGTGCAGGTTATTGGGTCGCTGGTTCATCTTTATTAGGAAGCGGTTGGGATGGTAGTATGTATTTAAATTCTAATACAGCATATTATACTGCAGTAAATTATTTTTGGAATGGTGCTGCTACAAGTAGCGTAATAAAGCTAAAGACTGATTGGTTTGTGAATGGAGTGAATAACAATTATGTAGCTTACTCATTTGTATCTAAAACAGGTGTTAGTAAAGTAGGTACTTATACTGGAAATGGTAATGCAACTGGTCCTATTGTTACTTTAGGTTTTGAACCTGCTTTTGTTATGATAAAAGGAGTTGATATCACAAGTAACTGGACTATACTAGATAATAAAAGAGATACGTCTAATCCTAACTCAGCTAGATTAGATGCTGATAGTAGTATGGCTGAATATAGCGCAGTAGGCTTAATGGATTTTAATTCAGATGGTTTTCAGATAGTAACTACGCAAGCTGCTCAAAATGGAAATGGGAATGAATTTATTTACTACGCAATAGCAAACACATAATATGCAAGATTTAAAAATATATGGATTGAATATAGGAGCAGTTGCTTTTAGCTTTGTAAGGGACATAAATCCCGTACTACAAACAATAGTGCTAGTGATGACAATAATATACACAGGAATTAAC